GTTTATGTGGAAAAATGGGTGGATATTGAAACAGCCAGCCATTCAGAACAGGGGCGCGAATTATTAACCCGACTGGAAGCACTGGAAAAAGGTGAAAGTAAAGAGCCGATCTGGTCGTCCGTCGCTGTATTCCGCCAACGTATGCCAGCCACTGAAGAGATGAAAGCCCAGGGCGCTGACAGTGTTGTTAAAATCATGTCGATCGACCATGACGCTATTTTGCTGCATGAGCCGCCAGCCGCATCACCGGAACAGGGTGTGGGGTTGATGGTTAATACTGACCAGGCCAAACCATTAATGGCGGTGGCAATGAAAGAAAACAGCTACCGCACGCTTGAGAAACAATTAACAGATGCCGCGCGTGAATTATTCCCAGATGCCGATTATGTATATGTTGTGGACTTCACTGATAAAGAGGTGACGATCGCCACTAATACAGAAAGTGCTCAAGTTTGCGCATATGAAAAACAGGCTGATAAAATTATTCTCAATAATGGCGAGCTTGCAACCAACGAGGAAAGTAAATCCTGGTTTACGCAGTTCGCGGAACACCTTTCTAATCTTTTCTCCCTGAATGAAAAAATTAAGGCCAATAAATCGGAGGACGATCCCATGCCTTTGACCAAAGAAGAACGCGCCGAACTGGTAAAAGAAATTAACGAAGGTTTAGCCGCCAATATCGCTAATGCAGTAGCAGAGGCATTAAAACCAGTACAGGCAAGCGTAGAAGAATTACAAACCAACCAAGAAGAATTACAGACCAACCAGAAAGCAATTAAAGAAGAAATTGCAGCAAACGCAAATAAAGAAGTAGCAGAAAAACGCGCCGCAGTAGCAAAAGTTCACGGCGAAATTGTTGCTAACGCTTTAAGCGGTGAAGCATTAGAAGCAATGTTTAAATCCCTGGGTAAAGCAGCACCAATGGCAGCAAACTCCGCCGCTGGTGGCAATAAACCTGCCACCCCTGACATTAACAACTATTTCGCATAAGAGGTGAATTATGGCCCGTTTTCGTCGTGTGAATATTGACGGTAAATCCATTACCGAAACCGCAGTATCTGCCGCAGAGCTTAAGCCAGGCACTCCGGTTAAAATGACGGCTGGTAAATTCGTTGCCGCCACTGATACCGAAGGACGTATTTATGTTGTCAATCCGGCATACCATGAAGGCTTAGGTATTGAAGATGCAATTCCGGCTGGTCATTCCGTGGTCGCTGACTACGCAGAAGAAGCCCGCGAATTCGCAATCCTGCTTCCGGCTGGCACTTATGCAAAAGACGCTGGTATCACCATTGGTGCTGATGGCTTTAAAGTAGCGGCAACTGGTGAATCTGCCGATCCGGTTTTCGCTTTCTGCCAGGAAACTGTAACCCTTGAAGCGGCTGACCTTGTACGTATCCGCGTTGCATAATAATAAGAGGTGACAAACTATGTTGTTTAATAAACACAACCTTACTACCAACAGCCGCATTCGTGCTCAGTGGGATCATCTATGGGCGCAGCGCAACATGTTCAATGATCAGGACGGCGCTCTTATTGCCGCAAATATGGCAAACATGACCGCTGATATCCTGGCTTGTAATGCCGTTGGCGGCTTCGATCAGGAATTCTGGAGAGCTATCGATAACCAGATTATCGAAATGAGCACCGAAGAGACTGGTATTGAAATCGTAAACGATCTGATGGCTGTACAAACCGTATTACCAATCGGTAAAACAGAGAAAATGTACAGCGTATCCGGTGATATTAACGATGAAGTTGTCGTTAGTATTGATGGTCAAGCCCCGCATGGCTTCGATCACACTGAATACGGTAGCGATGGCGACCCGATCCCGATGTTCGCAGCGGGTTACGGTGTTAACTGGCGTCATTCCGAAGGTCTGAAAACTGTAGGTATCGACCTTGCCCTGGATAGCCAGCGTCTGAAACTGCAAAAATTCAACAAAGCCCGTGTTGATTACTACCTTAAAGGTAACGAAAAAATCAACGTCAACGGTAAACCTGGCCAGGGTATTAAAAATCACCGTAATACTCAGCAACTGAAAATGACCGCCAACGACCTCACCACTGACGGATTCGATGACATCATCAAATTCTTTACCACTGGTGCATTCGGTGTTATGGCCCGTAATAACCGCGTTGATCAGTATGACATCATGTGGGTGTCCCCTGAAATTATGGCTAACCTGGCAGCGCCGCACATTGCTAACGGTACTGTGGTTGGTACTGTACTGAATATCGTTAAACCGTTCATTCCGGTTAAAGAAATCCGCCAGACCTATGCACTGTCAGGCAACGAATTCATTGCCTACCAACGCCGCCGCAACGTCATTACCCCGCTGGTTGGTATGACGACTGGTGTTGTCCCTCTGCCGCGCTTTATGCCGACTGATAACTACAACTTCAAAATCATGTCTGCCGAAGGCTTACAAATCACCTGCGACATGCTGGGCCGTTCCGGTGTCGTTTACGGTCACAAATAATTTTGTATTTCCTGTAACTCCCCGGCGCGATGCCGGGGATTTTTTTTGTATGTGGAGCAAACAAAATGGTCACTACAGAACAGGCGCGGGAATATCTTGAAAGCCAGGGTATTGACCTGCCAGACATTATCTTATCTTTGCTGGTGGAGCAGGCAAATAGCGTAAATGAATGCCTTGATGCTAACTATCCGGCCTCCACCGCAACATTGATTCAGCTTTATCTGATCGGGCTGTTAGGACTCACACAGGCGAATAAATACGTTTCATCACACACAGGTCCGAACGGTGCAAGCCAGTCCTACCGCTATGTTGATTTCAATAAAAAATGGAAGGCGGCTTGTTCGTTGCTCCGCTCGATTGATAAACATAATTGCACAGCAGAACTGATTCCCGCAGATCCTGAAGCCACCGCACATGCCGGACTATGGATCGGTAAGAGTGGGAGGATGTAACCATGTGGAACGACCTAACACTACCAAATCCACTAATGCCGAAGCTGTTTACCCGCGTATGGGTGAAGACTGACACGGGGCGACAGGTAGCCGCCTATCTCAATGATGCTGGTCAGTGGGTAATTCTTTGCCCGCGCGTGGCGAAAACTCATCCGAAAATTGTTAAGTGGAGTTACGGTTATGAGTAAGATCGCACGATTCAGCTATAAGGCATTAGCCACCATTTACCCCGTAACGCGTGACGACTGGACAAACTCCGATGTATACGGCGCACCATACCTGATTAACTGCGCATGGGAGCGCACATACGGCACAGCGACAGACACAAACGGCAATGAAGTTAGTAACACAATAACCGTATTTACCGAACTGCTTCACAATATGCAGCCAGCGCAGCGCCCGGAAAAAGGCTGGATGATTGCCACTGGCGACACTACTGATATTTCCGACCCGCTGGCGGCTGGGGCCAACGTTATTACCGGGATCGTTGAATGGGATATGAGCATGTTTAACGACACGCCGGATTATAAGATCGTGACAGGGGGTTAATCATGCCTATCAGGGGAGTTAAACGCGTCCGTGAGAGATTAAAGCAGGAGCTAAAGGAAATCACCGATAAAAAGACGCACGAAGTTTTATGGCGCGTCGGTATGCTGGCTGGTGGCTTTGCGGCGAACCTGACCCCGGTCGATACGGGTTTTTTAATTAACAGTCAATTCCAGTACATAGGAAAGACGGCAGATGGCTTGCAATTACGCCTGGGATATACGGCCCGCTATGCTGAATGGGTGCACAATATGCCAGGTACATTAAAAGGCCAGCCTCGCGAACATTTCGGCAAAACTAATAACCTGTCTGAATTCGGCCCTAAACAGGTAATTGAATTCGGCGGCGGTACTGGTAAGGGTAAATATTGGGACCCAAACGCAGAGCCGGAATTCTTGCGCAAGGCATTCGAAGACCCTAACCACGCTGATGATATTTACAAAGAAATTGTAGAAGGTTACAAGGTATGAAACGCAGCGAAGTTTACGACGAAATAAGGGATTGGATTCAATCCCACGGATACGACGAGGGCTATATTTTGCAGGCCCGTTTCTGGAATGAGCGAAGTAATTCGAATAATGATAGATACATCGTTATCCAGCAAAACGGCGGCGCGGCTGGTGAAGAAGCAATAACCCGTGATTATTTCCGCATTCTGGTTATTTCAGCGCGTAATGACTCAAATATTAGTGAAGTGGAAGACCTTGCCGACGCCATCCGCCAAAGTATGTTAACAGAATATAAAACTGATAAAATTACACACATGAAGCCAGTTGGCGCTATTCCTGCAATGCAAACCAGAGAAGGGCGCTTTATTTTTACCGTAGCCTTTCAAACCATCATATCAAGATAAGAGGTAAATTAACATGTCTCAGACTTGCGAAAAAGGCACGTTTACAGGCCGTGACGTTGCTGTATTCTTCGCTATCGCTTGTCCAAATGCGAAGCCGGAAGCTGAAGCGTACAAAGCGTTAGGCATGATGCGTGGTAAAACACTTTCCGTTGAATGGGAAACCGCTGACGCCACCGCCGATAAATCAGCCGATTACACGAAAGAATCAATGGTTACTTACAAATCCGTTTCTTTCTCCGGCGACGGTGTGTCCCGTACTGAAGAAATCCATAATCAGAAAGCGCTGAAACGCCACGTAATTACGCCAGGTGAAGCCACCGGATCACAACCTTATGTATGGCTGAAGATCGTTTCTCCTGTAGACGTAACTGAAGGCCCAT